ATGATAAAATGAAAAAACTTATGGCTAAAAATTTTAATTACAATTTAATTGAAATTAATTATAAAACTTTTGAGTCTATGTCTGAGAAAGATTTTAAAAAATATGTAATTAAAAAATTAGCTATATTTGGTGTATGTTAATTAATGCATAGTTAGTATACTTATACTAACTATGCATCTGTTAGTGTTATATGTATTAATTTGATCTACTAAACCACCAGGGAGAATAGATATCATAGTACATTTCAAGAATATCAAGTGTAGATAAAAAAGGTACTTTATGAGTATAATGGTTAAACGTCCAGTAGTCTCGAGTTTCAAGAATAGTTTTCCACCCATACTTCTTATCTAGCTTATCATAGAGATCTTTAAGATCAGGGATTTCTAGAGGAAGTGTTTTGTAATACGTTTTGATTTGAAGAAGATCAGCTGTAATTTTAATAGCCCTTCTTAGTAGAGGGTCAGTGTCGATCTGCTCACGAATCGTTGTGCGTTGTAACTTAGCTTCTGGATATAAAATAAGATTATAGTTTACGTTATTACCTTCTAATCCAAATCGACCATTTTCTTTGATATAATGAAATTCGGTTAAAGAAGGAAGTACCCCTTCAGTCTGAGAGATAATGATCTCAAGCGTAAACCCAGAAGGACCTGTCTTATTTCTAAGTTGTTTAATAGTGACAATGTTAAGATCTTGAGAACCTTCATCAGGCTGAGTCCGTGTCTTAGGATACTCAGGACCTTTAGTATTTTGATTGTTTAGATTTGTAGAAGACATTGTCTGCCAGACAGAGTTAGGAAGAAAGAAGAACTTATCTGTCACTCCTTTAATCTTATCTCCCATTTTCATATGTTGTAATTTCTTAGTAGGAACAGCATAAGGGCCTTGCTGCATAGGAATCTCTGCGCCAACGTGTGCCGTTAAGATCATGTAATGCGCAGCAGAGTTACAGAGCCCAGGTAGTTCCATCAATAGACGAGTCTTAGCAAGACCCATTCGCATATGAATCGTATTACCACCGGAATCACCAAGTTGATTCTTATCTTGAATTTCACCAATATCTGACGTTTCAAATTCAGAAATTGAATCAATCTCTCCAAAGGTTGGAAAGAGTGTTCTCAGTGGTTTACCATCTTTATCTACAAAAGGTGTTTCAAATGTGTAGTCTTTTCGATTCTTAAGTTTTTCATTTTTAAGAAAATCTTTAAGAAGTTTATACCATTCGTTACCGATATGGTTTGTTTTATCAGTGACAGACCAAGTACCTTCTTTATGAAGATCAATATGTTCAAATTCAGGAAAACGATTAGCAAAGCTTAATAGTCTATCAAGATCAATATTCATCTCAGTATCATAAGTATTCATATATGGCATGATACCCGATGACGCAACTTTAGAAGCGGCTGAGAGCATCATATAGTGCTCAATCGTACTTTTAAAGGTATTACCCTTACCTGCAATTGCAGTAAGAAGTGAAAGACCTCCGTTAAGGATATTTTCGCCTTTTTGTCCTTTAACATATTTACCTGTAGGAATGTCCATTAAGCAGCCAATATTATAACTGAACTTATACGGATCAACTTCCACGAAAGCAGGTTTTTTAGAGAAAAGCATTTGCATGTGCTGGTTATCCTAAGTGATTACGCTGAAGTTCTGTTCAAGACATGGATGTCAATATTAAGAATATACTTAAACAGGGTTTAAATTAGGATTAGCTCTATCATACCCTGATGTTTCAACATTACCCGTATTATTGACGATAGGGGTATCGTTGGTAATTGACGATGCTTGATTTAATATTGTATTTGATTTATTTTCAGTGGTAGTTGCTGTATTTTGTATAACTGTCGATTCATTAATTACCGTATCAGTTTTAGTATTTCTTAAAGGAACTTCTGTAAAGTATTTGTCGCTAACACTATCTTGTTTATACTTAGTAAAATTTAAAATAGATATATCAGTAATAGGTGCTATATACCGAGAACCTGATAAATCTCCTTGTGTATGAAGACTGTCAATTTCTCCTTGTTTATAGATTTCTCTATCAGAGACAGTTGTGTTATTTTCAATAACATTTCCTTCTATTTTAACCCCTTCAGAGTTAGCACCTAAACACCCGTTTGATGATCTTAAATTAAGAATAGGGGCATCTAATGTAATAGCATGTAATGCTCTAAGCGTTATCGAGTTAGTTGAAGAATTAAATTCCATAAAGTTTCCTACATCATCTTTAACGTTAATGTATCCTATTTTAGTATCAATAAGAATATCATAGGTAAAGGGTTCACCGTCATTTTTAGAAGTATGAAGATGAATATATTTATCTTTAGTATTATAACGAACCCAATATGACGAATCTTTATCAAAGGGTGTTTGACCTGACTTCTGATTAGAGTATGAATACAGTACATCCTCTAAACGACGAAGTTCTGGTTCACGCATCACATCAAACCAATAATACTCGTCAACGTCTCCAAACTTATAAAGCATCACTGTTTCATTAGCAACAACGTCAGGTGCAGTCGTTCTATTAGATTCACCGTAGGGTAACCATTTAGCACGAATATAGTTCTTAGATTCATGTTCTGTTTTAAAGGAAGTTGACTCTAAGTCAGCTTGATCACCTTTAAAATCTTTAGTATGATCTTTTATACTACCTTCACTTTGAATATTGAGTTCTTCTATCGGTGAAACAAGAATATAGTCTGTTCCACGTGGTTTAGTTTCAACTACGATACCAAGTGAATAAGGTTTAAGGTTAGAGTGTTTATCAGACATTGTTTTTCTCCATTTCAATTAAGTCATCAAATGTAGAACAGAGTTGGAAGAGATCATGTTCTATATAAGAAGAAAGTTTAGTTTTAGATAGATGTGAAATAAGTTTAGTTAATTGAGAGGATATGTCTGAATTTATATTAGAGAAGTAAGAGTGAAGATTAATGGCGATAATAGTTCTGTTGAGAGAAGTAGAATAAAGATTAGAGAGTAAATCGTTAAATGAAGTTGTGTAGGTATTAATAACGTAGATTTTGTTAATAGGTGATAAAAAGAGTTGATTAAGATTAGGGTAGTTAGATAGTCTAGTGAGCTGCACTATGAGATCTTGATTTAGGGTAGACGTGGTAGTGGGTTGTAGTTTAGGGATAGGATTAAATAATTTTTTAAGAAATGAGTGCATATAGTGAACTCCTGCTTTAGTCTAAAGCATTCGGAAAACTGTTAAAATTTGAAAGAGGTGTAATGTGGAGATTAATGTCTGTGAAGAGATTCTTCGTGATATGAGGAATCTAGAGTTTAGTGAGAGTAGTATTGAATTAATTAAACGTGATCCTCGGTTTATTGAAGCGTATAGTAAAGAGAATGTGTTACAGAAGACTATGTTAACGATGGTATTTTATAACGTACTGATGAATGGTAATAGCGTTGTTCCAAGTCAAATTCGTCTAGGGTTAAATATTGCTACGAGTGTAGAGGGTTGGTTAGAGGATATGAAGCTTGTTGTCCTTCCTTTCTTGAAAGTTAATGAAGATAAGTTTTTTTGGTAACACTACTAAATAAGGAATAGTAAAATGGTATCTTTAGTTAAAGTAGATAATAATATTGATATTAATAACACATTTCAATTAAGAGTTAAACCTTGGGTCACAGCTTGCTTTGGTTCTGATTTCTATATGGATAAGAAAGAACGAAATCATAGGTTCTTAGAAGAGTCTATTGAATTAGTTCAATCGTTAGGTTGTTCTAAAGAGGAAGCTCTTTTTATTCTTAATTATGTCTATGAAAGAGACGTAGGTATTCCTGAACAAGAAGTTGGTGGTGTAATGACTACACTTGCTGTTCTATGTATGTCAAATGACATGGACATGCATAAAGCGGGTGAAAAGGAACTTTCTAGAATTTGGGAAAAGATTGAACAGATTAGACATAAAACATCTTTAAAACCTAAATATAATATTCAAGAATCTAACACAATAAAATCAGAAGTTAATGATACAATCGAAACACATGGTCTTGATACAGTAGATCGTGTTTGTTTCTATGAACAAGATTTTTATGTACTTTCTAATTTTTCTTCTTTTAGAGTGAATTGGAAAAATATAGATTTCGATACATCTGAACACGCTTATCATTGGGCAAAATTTCCTGATAATACCTTTATTAGAACATCTATTCTTAAAGCTCGTTCAGCTCACGATGCTTTTAAAATTGGTCAAGAATATAAAGCTCTTAGAAGAACAGATTGGGATGAAGTAAAAGTTGATATAATGCGTAGTATTCTTTACGCTAAAGTAAATCAGCATGAATATGTAAAAAGAAAATTAATGAGTACTGGAGAACGAGAGCTTGTAGAAAACTCGTGGCGAGATGATTTTTGGGGATGGGGTCCGAATAAAGACGGAAAGAATATGTTAGGTACACTTTGGATGGAAATTCGAAAAGAATTAGTATAGTGACATTGATAATAAATAAGACACCAGAGGGTTATTCCTCTGGTGTCTTATGTTTATTAAGTCTTTATGAAAGAATAAATACCATTAATGTCTGTTAAAGTAGTGTCGGGTAGATTAAAGTTAGTAGGATCAGTGGG